AGAAACAGCTACTGATCCCAAGGTTATAATGGAAATTGACAATGCTATCTTTGAATGGCTGGGCAGTGAAACCAAGCTGAATACACCCACAAACAATGAGGATATATAAGAATTGCTAAATAAGCATATACGCGGGGAGGTTCCCGCTGTAGCTACAGAAATAAAACATACGCGATTAGTTCGCGGCGAGGTTAACGATGGACCATACAACAAATCAATCGGCTGAACAAGAAAACGCAACTGATGCGGCAACTATTGAAAATCAGGCCCGAGACGATAAGCAAGTAGAGACTAAGAGTTACACCCAAGAAGAAGTGGATAATATGATGGCCCGAATGAAGGGCAGCTTAGAACACAAACTTCTTAAGCCTTATGAAGGGTTGGGTAATCCAGACGAACTACGTGAGTTGAAGAGCGCACACGAACAACGCACTCAAGAAGAACAACTCAAGCGTGGTGAATTTGAAAAGACACTACAAGATATCGTTGCTAAGAAGGATGCAGAAATATCAAAGCGAGACGGTGTTATTAAAGAATACAAGGTGAATTCACCATTGATGGACAGTGCTGCTAAACATAAAGCAGTAGCGCCAGAACAAGTGCGTTCATTGTTAGCCAACCAAGTTAGACTTGGTGAAAGTGGTGAGGTAGAAGTAGTAGATATAAATGGTGCAGTTCGATACAATGATAGTGGTGCCGCTTACGGCGTTGACGATCTTGTTAGAGAATTCATAGATGCGAATCCGCATTTTGGTAATGCTACACCCGCTACCACAAATACCAAAAGCAATTTGGGTGCTAACAACCCCAGTAAACTTAACATTGGCGAACTTGATATGACTAATCCCGAACACAGAAAACTTTACGCAGAATATAGAAAGTCTGCGGGACTAGCCTAAACACAAGGAATTTATATCATGGCCGGATCAACAACTACTACTCTAGATGACCTGTTACCGCAAATCGTAGCAGAAGCAATGTTCCAAGCAAACGAAGTATCAATCATGCGTGGACTTGTAAAGAATTATAACATTGGCGCGGGTCAAGGCAAGACAGTTACTGTTCCTTTTTACCCAAGTCAAGCTGCCGCAACACTTGTTGAAGGCAACGAAGTAGCCAACTCAGTTATTTCTACAACTGGCAAGACACTTACTGTTGAAACCGTGGCTATCCGCACACTATTGACCGACTTGGTTCGTAACAGTGCTGGTTCAAACGTGGTTTCTGACATTGGTATGCTATTTGGTGAAGCGATTGGTCGTAAGATCGACGAAGAATTGCTGGCGCTATTTGGTAGCTTTGCTGCTACTGTTGGTGACACTACTACTGCTATGACCGCTGCTACTGTTGCTCAGGCTGTTGCCAAGCTACGTGCTGCAAACATTAGTGGTGCGGACATCTCTTGTATTGTTCACCCTAACGTGGCATACGACCTGAAAGCTAACTTGACCAACACCTTTGCTAACCCTGCTGCGGGCATCATACAAAACCGCGCTATGGAAAGTGGTTATGTTGGTATGTTGTTTGGCGTTCCTGTATTCGAAAGTGGAAACATTGTTGATACGGACGGCGACAGCACTGGTGCGGTATTCCATCGCAACGCAATTGGTCTTGCCATGATGGGCGATATCAAAATTGAAACAGCAAGACGCGCTAGCTATGTTGGTGATGACCTTGTAGCAAGTGCCAACTTTGGCGTGGGCATTCTTCAGAATAGCCACGGCGTTGGTGTATTAGCTGACAGTTCAATTGTAGGCGCGTAAGGACTGATATGGCATTCATTACTGAAGACAACACAGTTATATCATGGGCGGAGAGCAGCGATGTTCTTGCTCGTGATCAACGGTTGTTTGACAGTAATGAAGGCTTAACTGACGAGATAGTTGAGGACGCATTAATACGCGCAACTGAACGTTTGCTTAACAAGTTCAGAAGCACAGACTGGTGGAGACGTTACTACTTAAAGCGTAGTGACAACGCTTACTTGACCAGCATACCCGCTTTGGATGTTAATCGTATCAAGGATAGATACAATGATTTTACCGATCTATGTGTCTACTTCGCCCTGGGGGAATACATACTGCCCATCGTAGCAGACTTTGGTGGCGAAGACGAGAATGAAAGGACCAAGATGGCCTACTACAGTCGAAAGGCTGATGACCTATTTGCGGAACTTGTTCACGTTGGTGATTGGTATGATTTCAACGAGGATGATATAATCACTGTTGATGAAAAGCAGCCGGGCATATACGTATTGAAGAGGGTTAGATAATGAGACAAGCTGTTGTAGAAGCAATCAAAAGATTGGGATTGACAGGCTACGGTGTGAGCAGTGAACTGCCATACGATAGCAGCGGAACAAGTCTTTACATCAAGAACCCCAAGCGAGTATACGTCGACAATGAACAGTCCAACGAGGAACCTTTGTTTCTTACTATGGGCAGTCTCAGTGCAGACGTGTTTAACACAACTACTGCGGTTACAGTTTTTATTGCTGTTGACGCTAAGAACAAGCCCGCTAATTATGACACAACACTTAGACAATTGCGCGATATGAAGAATGACATTGTATGGGAAGGATCAACTTCACGCACGGTCAACATTGAGCAACTGTTTGAAGGTGACCTATTAATTAGCGAGCTCACATATGAATTTACAAGGATAACATAAGGAAACTAAATCATGTCATATATCTACCCAGCACCAGGTGTAGCAGACGTTCAATCAACTCTTACGTTGAGTGAAGCTAACACACCAGCAGACTCAGGATACGTGATTCCAGCATTACAGGACATCACATTCAACGCAGCAAACGACGTGTTCTCTTGGGAACAATTGGATGTTGGCTCTAAGTTGCAAATTGCAACTACTTCAACCAACAGCATTAGTATGAACTTGGTTGTTGACAGCGATGCTTTCTTCGGTGATGCTGCTGCTACTGGCGCAGCTGAAATAGCAGGCATCTTCAAACTCAGCCAAGACAAGACTCTTGTTAAGGTTGAATTGTATATGGGTGACACATCAGAAGGCGATGAAGGTAAAACTATTACTGCCTCTGGTTATATCACTGGACTGGCTCCCAGCGTAAGTGCTTCAAGCCCAGTTTGGGTTAGCCCGATCACTATTACAATCACTGGTGATTATACAGTAAGCTAAGCAAACAACATTAGGGGGAAACCCCTAATGTATTTTAAAGGTAGATAGATGTCAGACTTAATAGACGATAAGAGCAATGAAGAATTACTAGAAAGCGTTTTGATGGAAACAGCCAAAGCTCGCAATGAGCTAGCCTGTGCCAAACGTGATCTAAATAAAGCCGAAGGACGAATGGGATTCCTAATCGTTCTGACTAATAAACTGATAAACAGAACCAAGGATTAACAGATGAAACTACAAGCACTCGCAAAGAAACCCGCCCTAATTAAAATTGTAATTGACGATGCTGACACAGTGGAGACCCACGGTGAAAGTATTGAGTTCTATATCTATGACCGTTATAGTATGGATCTATATATGAAGCTGAGCGCACTTGACAGCACTGAAGACAGTGACCAAATGAGACAACTAGCATATGAGATTATGCTGGACGAGAACGGTAAGAAGATAATGAGTGAAGGTTTAGAACTACCCATTGACCTTCAAATCAAAGCTGTGGAGAAGACTCTTATATCATTGGGAAACTTGGTGACCCGGACTTCCACGAAATAACACCAGCAATGAACGCTTGGTTAACACTAGACTTTGTTGCCAAGCGATATGGCTTATTACCTAGTCAGTTGCTCAAGTCCGGGTCAAGTATTGATGCTAAGATTTCTATTCTTGCTGTTCAATATGAAACTTTCTTAAAAGAGAAAGCCCAAGGCGAACACACGCATAAACCCGTCAAGGAAGACGATATGCTGAAAATGCTGGAACAAGCAAGGAGGAAACACAATGCTAAAGCCCAAGCTAACGCTCAAGACCAACAAGATAGCTAAGAAGTTATCCAAGAAGCAAAGGGACCTAGCCAAAGTCCCTGAACTTGCTTACAAGGAGTTCAAGAAGAATACGCCTGTTCGCACAGGCAATGCTCGAAGACGCACCAAACTCAAAGACGAAACCATAACTGCTGATTACCCTTATGCTGGGAGACTTGATGACGGATATAGCAAGCAATCGCGTCAGGGTATGACCGACCCAACCGTTAAATACATACAGAAGATAGTCAAGCAGATAACAGGGAAATAGTATGGCTAAGACACGCGACGAATATGAATTAGTAGTCCAAACACAACAAGCAACCAAAGCACTGGGCAACATCAAGAAAGTGTTGGGAGCAGTAGCTGGTGCATTTGCAATCAAGGAAATGGTTTCATTTGCCCAAGACAGTTTGTCGCTTGTAGACAGCCAGGCTAAACTTGCTCGCGCACTAAAGGGCACAGCAGACGGTGTAAAGGCTATTCAAATAGCAGCTGGCGATGCGGGCGTTGACGGACTTGAAAGCAGCTTAACCAGATTGAATAGACGTTTGGGTGCGGCAGCACAAGGTAATGCTGAATACGGTAAAGCAGTTCAGGCACTTAACCTAGACTTAAACGAACTGCGTAATATGGATGCAGACGAACGTGTTGCTGCCATAGCTGATGCTGTAAGGGACAGTGGTAAGGCGTCAGATGAAACTGCTCGTCTTGTTCAGGTCCTGGGCTTTGAACAAAGTAATGCCAACGAGTTCTTCAGACAAGGTGGTGATGCTATTAGAGCAGCACGCCAAGAAGTTACAGATTACGGTCTTAGTCTAAGTGAAGTTGACAGTGCTCAAGTTGAAGCAGCCAATGACAGCTTCTCACGCATAACAAGAACAATGGAAGTATTGCGTCAGCGTGTGGCAGTTGCACTTGCACCCATCCTTGAGTATCTAAGTGGATTGCTTAATGATGCTGCCAAAGAAGCCGGTGGGTTCCGCAATGAAATAGACAGTGCTATTGAAAACAGCATACGAGGAATGGCATTTGTTGCAGATGCAGTTGAAGGCGTGCGCAGAGTATTCCAAATAGCTGGCCGTGGTGTAGCACTGTTCGGACTAGGCATTGTTGATGTAACACTTACCGCAGTTGACGCAATTGTAAACGGCCCAATACGCGCAATCAACGAACTCATTGAAGTTATGAATGCCATTCCAGGTGTTAAAATTGATGCGGTTGACATGGGCGACTTTGGTAAAGGCATTGCAAGCGAACTAGAAACTGTTCGTCTTGCGCAAGAGATTGGCCTGCAAGACATACAAGACCTGCTGATGAAGCCTCTGCCATCCAGCGGCATTGAAGAAAAACTTAAAGAAATACGCAAGGACAGCAAAGCTACTGCTGAACAAGTAATTGCGGATCGCAAAGCAGCCGATGAGGACAACAATAACACACCACTTGCTCCCAGCATTGATCAAGCAACCAATGCCCAAAAGGAAATTGAGAAGGCAATAACTGCCAGCAACAAACGAATTGCTGACAGCAACAAACAATTGGAACTCAGCAAGTATAGTGGTCTTGCTCTCAAGCTAAAGGAAATTGAACTTGAAGAAATAGAACTCAAGCGACTTGCTGAAGAAAGGATTCGCACTCAGTTTGGGGAGAATGTAAGTG